TGGTAATACTGGAACATTTGCTCCTCTTGAACAGACTCTCTATGAATTCACTGCTGATTCTGGTCAGACTATATTTACTGGTGCTGATAATAATGCAGCGACACTTGATTTCAGTAATGACAAAATTACCGTATATCTAAATGGTATCTTGCTTTCAAGCAATGACTATACTCCATCTAGTGGAAATACAATTACATTGGATGTTGGTGCAGATTCCGGTAACCTACTGACAATTGCTAAACTTTCTGGTAATAATATTGGTTTAGACTCTGCACAAGTAAATGCACTAATTGGTGCATCAGGACCTAGTGGAGTTGATTCGGCCGCTATAATTGCATTGGTAGATTCTGCCTATGTTCAGGCTAGACAAACTACTGGCGGATCAGGAACTGTTGATTCTGCCGGGGTAAATGCTCTTATCAATAATTATATTATTGATGCAGATACAGCACTATCAACAACTGCTGCTAACCAAGTTGTTGATACATTCTCTGCTTCAACATATAGAACAGCAAAATATATTGTTCAAATGTCACATAGCAGCGGCTATCATTCAAATGAAATACTTCTTGTGCATGATGGTTCTACTGTTTATATGACAACATATGCTGAAGTTATTACTGCTTCTTCGCTTGGAACAATTGATGCAGATATTAATAGCGGAAACGTAAGACTACTAGTAACACCCACAAACACAAATACGGATATTAACATAACTCGTATAAATGTAGATGTATAAATAGAAGTATATAACATCGACGGATAGGGAACTCGATGGCACAGCACCATGATTTTAAAGTCAAAAATGGCCTAGTCGTAGCTGACTCAGGCACTTTCGGAAATACAATTACCGGAACAAATGCTGTCTTTACTGGCAGTGTTACTGCATCTAATATTCTCGATTCTGCCGATGTTATAGGTATTATTGCATCCGAAGGACTTGATTCGAATCTAGTTATTTCTATTGTTGATTCGGCATATGTTAAATTACGAGATAGATTTCAAGATTCTGGACTTGTAACATCTACTGTTAATAAGGCCTATGTTGATGCATTAAACATCGATGCCGATACTCTTGACGGTCAGTCTGGTACATTCTATCTCGATTATAATAATTTTACTAATGTCCCATCTAGCAGCGGTCTTGATTCTGCTGGCGTTATTTCCCTTATCGATTCCGATTATATTGAATTAAGAAGACCTCCAGAAACAGTATTTAATATTGTAAATAATGGTACATCTGCTTATACATTTACTGGCGATGGATTTAGTTCCAGTGCAGATAATCCTACACTTTATCTTACAAGAGGAAAAAGATATAAATTTAGCGTAAATGCTAGTGGTCATCCATTACAGATTAGACTTTCATCTGGTGGAACAACATATAATAATGGTGTATCAAATAACGGCGTACAAACTGGGACTATGTATTTTACACCAGATATGAGCGCGCCTACAAGTCTGGTATACCAATGTACTGTACACAGTGGTATGGTAGGTAACATTGTTATCTTAGATGACACTGACGCTGGATTGGACTCTGCCAATGTTATATCACTTATTGATTCAGCTTATATTCAGGCAAGACAAACGACAGGCGGTGGGTTAGACTCTGCCAGCGTTATTTCTCTTATAGATTCTGATTACGTAACTCAAAGGGTAGATTTTTCTGCAGCGTCATATAGTGCACTTGAGTTAACTGCTGTCGCGACTGGATCAAATACTGCAACTTGGACATTTAATACAAATGATCAAGCAGAAAACTTTAGGTTGATTTTTAACGGTCTGGTATTTCCTTCAACTTCTACTGGATCAATACTTATTTTTGAAGATGCCGCTGGGTACACATATGCGCCAGCAGATAACTATAATATCACTGGCACAGACTATACGATTACAGCCACTCGAAACAACAACGCTGTTACACTAAGTTGGGGTAGAGGTAACTTTTTCAACGCCACCGGATATCCCGGTGGATTTAGTGCGGCATTCACCGCCGGCGGTGGTAAAGTAGATCTAATCAGAGTTTGGAGTGGATTACGAAATGTTAATACTCAAGGTGGACAGAACGATCAATATCTCTTAGGAGAGCAAATATCATCTGGTAATTATTTCGGATCAAATCCTCCAATATTCGGTGTAGAAAATGCAGCAACGGCGGTATACACATCAGTAAACAATGTTATTACTTCTACTGTTGATTCTGCATATGTCACTGGAAGAGTAGATTTCACTGGCAATATTGATTCAGCCTATGTGCAATTAAGACAAAGCTATAACTATAACTCACTAATTAATAGACCAGAAAAAGTAAGCACATGGTCAAACGATGCTGGTTATATAACTGATGCTAATCTCAGTGACTATAACGCTGTTACTTTTGTAGGAGAAAACCCAGAAAAAACCGAATACTGGGTAGTTCCAGCAGGTGTAACGTCTATTTCAGTAGTAGCCATCGGTGGCGGCGGTGGCGGCGGTGAAGCAGCAAGTGGAACAAATGGTATTGGTGGCGGCGGCGGACTTGCATATGACACGGCTCTTACAGTAACTCCAGGTGAAACTCTAAAGATTGTTGCCGGAAGCCGGGGCTCTGGCGGACTTGCGCCGTCTGATCCTCCTGGCTCAATTGGCACTGGTTCTGCTGGCGGTAACACATATCTTTATAGAGGTTCTAGCACAGTTCTGTTACAAGCTGATGGCGGTACTGGAGCGTCAGGGGGTACAAATGGTACTGGTGGAGACGGCGGTACCACAAAGGGATATGACGGTGGTGGTGATGGTGGTGTAAGAGGCGCAGGTCAATACAGTACTAATGGTACAGCATCAGGAGGCGCTAGCGTTTACGGATCTTCTGATACAAATTATAATTATGGTGAAGGTGGTCCAGGTCAAGGCCTCGGTCAATATGGTGCTTTAAGAATTATTTGGGGAGCAAATAGATCATATCCTAACACAAATATTACCCAGTCGTTTTTCACAATATACGATAGTGATTTAGGTAGCGGTGGTGGAACAGTTGATAGTGCAGACATCATCGCCATCGTTGATAGTGCATATGTTATAGAGAGACAACTAAAAAGTCACGCTATAGGTGGTAAGTACAGATTTGATACTTCAACAACTGCTGGTGATCCTGGATCTGGTGACATTAGGCTCAGCATTGATTGGACTACAGGTGTTGAAGGTAGCTCTTATAATGCTTATGTTAGTGAAACAGATAAAGATGGAGTAGGGATAGCACCTTTACTTGATCAATTAACTGTTTCTACTAATACTAATAAGGCTTTAGTAATTATTTACAAAGCAGATGCGCCTACAACAAACGCTAAATTTTATGTAACAGGACAAACTGATAATGGTTCTTATAGAACTTTAGATATCACTTATGTTGATAGAGATGCATGGGGTCAAATCTCAAATGGTGATGAAATCTTTATGTCCTTATCTATCATTGGTGATAAGGGAGATATTGGTAGTGGTATAGATTCAGCTGCTGTAACATCTATTATTGATTCTGATTATATTCAAGCAAGACAAACGACAGGTGGTGGCGGAATTGGAACTGTAGATTCTGCATATGTTCTTTCTGTTGTTGATTCTGCTACTCTTCCAATTACACAAAAATTCTATCACTTTACTGCAGATTCAGGTCAAACCACATTTAGTGGGTTTGATGATGATTCTGATACTCTAGTATATACTGCTGGAGCACTTGCAATATACCTTAATGGTATTCTTCTTGTAGATTCAGCTGATTATACAGCTAGCAATGGTACATCAATTACTTTAACTGATGCATCAGTTGCTGGAGACGTTCTTACCGTTCAAAGATTTGGCGGTAATTCAATTTATACTAATGCAATACCATTTAGTCAAACGTTCTATCATTTTACTGCAACAGGTGGACAAACTACATTTAGTGGATCTGATGATGATGCCGACACTCTACAATATTCTGCTGGTCATATCGCAGTTTATCTTAATGGTATTCTTCTTGTAGATTCTGCTGATTACACTGCATCTAATGGCACATCGATTGTTCTTACTGATCCTGCAGTTAATGGTGATGTTCTTTCAATTCTTAAATTCGGCGGTAATACTGTAGGTGTCGATTCTGCTGGTATAATTAACCTAATTGATTCAGCATATATTCAGGCAAGAACAGTAGCCGGTACAGACTCTGCAGCTATTATTCAATTAATCGATTCTGCTTATATACAAGCACGCCAGGTAGATGTTTATCGTGATTCTGGGTTTGTAACTGGTATCGTTAATTCTAGCTATATTCAAAGTTTACAAACAACATATGATTTTCTTGATTCTGCAGAAGCCATTGCACTTATTGATTCTGCATATATTAATGCAAGGATAGGTGCCGGCACAGTAGAAGCAATTGTAGATAGTGCTTACATTCAATTGCGTGATAGATTCCAGGATTCGGCTGGTATTCTTGCAATAGTAGATTCTGCTTATGTTCAGGCTAGACAAACAAATGTCTTTAATAATATCCATGTAAGCGGTCAAGATTCAATTGAAGCTAATTCAGCAAATGGTATATTAACATTTGAAGCCGGTCTTGGCATTACGATTACCACAGATGCAAATACGGATACAGTAACTATTGCCGGTCATGCCGAAGTTGATTCTGCATTTATTACAAATATTATTGACAGTGCTTATATCAATGGTAGAGTAAGTGCAACAGATTCAGCTTCTGTTATCTCTATAATTAATACGACTGTTGATTCAGATTATATTGGAACAAAGGTTGACTTTACTCGCGGTGAATTTGTAAATGAAAAATCACAATACACTGCGACGGCAGCACAAACAGTATTCAACCATAGTTCAATTGATCCTACTCATTTGGATGTATATCTCAATGGTATTCTTCAGGTTGCTGATGATGATTATACAGCATCAACATCTGCCGTAACATTTACTACTGGTGTTGATAGTGGTTATAGTGTTACTATTGTTGAAAAACGTGGCCGTATCCTTACTCAACGTGGATTAGTTGAAAACAAATATTACTTTACAACACCAACACCAATCACATCAATTACCGGTGCTGATGATAATGGTACTACACTTGATTATTCTGATGGGTTCTTGGATGTTTACCTAAATGGTGTTTTGCTTAAAGATTCAGATGATTATTCTACCAATGCCGGTACCACAGTCACTCTTGTATCTGCTACAGATTCAAATGATCTTGTTACTCTGATCAACCGTAAGGGTGTTGTTGTATCACCAAATATAAAGAATTATGAATTTACTGCTGACTCTGCTCAAACCTTATTTACTGGATCTGATACCAATGGTAATACTTTATCATATGTTCCTGGTGCAATACAAGTTTACCTAAATGGTATTTTATTACAGAATACAGACTTTACCGCAATTAACGGTTCAAGTATTACCCTTACTTCTCCTTCAATACTTAACGATGAATTGGCTATATCTGTATTTAGTAATCCTGGTCAGAATATGGATATGTATAAGTTTACTGCAGATTCAGGCCAAATAATCTTTAGTGGTAATGATCTTACCGGTGCATCGCTTGCGTATCAGCCTGGTAACATTCAGGTCTTTATGAATGGTTTATTACTAAATGATTCAGATGATTATACTGCAATTAATGGTATGTCGGTTGTCCTTACAACTGGTGCTGATCTCAATGATGAAATTAAAATTGCATCTTTTGTATCAAATGCAGATGTAATTAGAACAAATCGGATGCTATGGTCCGCGCCAAGTGGAACACCGGTTGCAGCATCTGCAGGTGATAGACTCTTTATTGATACATCAACTGCTAAGACTGTGACACTTCCACCATCTGCAACTATGGGTGATGAAATTAGAATTATTGATGTAACAGGAAATGCATCAACTAATAATATTACGGTATCACGAAATGGTCATAATATTCAAGGTGCAGCAAGTGATTTAACAATTAACATAGACAGAGCAGGTATTGGATTGGTTTATTACAATTCTGCTCAAGGTTGGGTACTAATAGAGAACTAATATGGCAACATTATCATCAATAAGAAGTGCAGCAATAGAAGATACGGGATTTAGTAGCGGATTAGATTCAGCTCAAGTAACTGCAATTGCTGGAGAAGTAGGACTTTCAGTATATTCTACACTGGATGATTTGCCTACAACTGGATTAACATCTGGCGATCAAGCATTTGTATCCTCCACGAATAGATTTTATATCTCAAACGGATCAGGTTGGTATAATGTTGCTTTAGTTAATGCAACACCAACATTGGTTGTGAGTCCGACAGGCACAGTTGCATTAGCAATTGATGGATCTACACCTACGGTAATTACTCTTACTGCTACAGATTCAGATAACGCGGATGCTAGCTTGACTTATAGTGTTGAATCAGATGGTTCATTTGCCGGACTTGGCACAATCAGTCAAGATTCTAGTGTGTTTACAATCACACCATTAAGCGAAGATAGTGCTACAACAGAAACATCTACCCTTACATTTAAAGCATCAGACGGAATTTCATTTGGATCTGGTACAACTACGTTTACATTGACATTTATAACAACTATAGAAAATTCCAATTATACTACACTTCTATTGAAAAATGAAGAAACAACAGATAACCAGGTTGATGCTTCAACCAATAATCATACTATTACAGAAAACGGTAATGTAACTTCAACAGCATTCGCACCATATAATCCTGGTGGATATAGTGTTGCCTTTGCTGGATCAGATGACTATATAGGATTTGATAATGGTTATATAGCAACCAATGGTACGTGGTGGAATTCTTCAGGTTTTACATTAGAATTGTGGTTCTACAAAACAGTCTCAACAGGTACTACTGGGACAGTATTTGACAATAGACAATCTCCTACTAATGGATTTTTACTTACTAATAAAAACACTGGATGGGATATGTATCTCAATGGTGGCTATTTGTTTCAAAGTGTAGGTACTGAAAAAGTAGGACAATGGGTACATCTGGCATTAGTTGCTAGTGGTACAACTGTTACTCTTTATGAAGACGGGACATCTATATACACTACTGGATCAGCACCGAATACATCGTCCTATGCTTATTTTGGTAGAAGTCAAAATACTGTAGGTGCAGTACAATACACCCCTCGTGGTACCAACGTCGACTGGCCAGGGTATATGTATGATATTCGAATTTCTTCTGGATCAAGGTACACAACAGCGTTTACACCGTCAGAAACACCTCATGAAAATGATGGTAATACAATATTATTAGCATGTTCATCACCTATGCTTAAAGATAAATCATCTAATAATCATGAAATTACTGTATTTGGTGATGGTATTAGTACTGCTAGATTTACCCCGCATGATCATGATCCTTACACAAAAGCAGATCACGGTGGTTCAGTATACTTTGATGGTACTAGTGATTATCTATCATTTACTATGACTTCGGATTTTAGTTTAACTGGTGATTTTACTCTTGAATGTTGGTTTAAACCTAATTCTATCACAGTAGATACACAACACCCTAATTTAATTATACTGGGAACCTATCAACTATATTTAAACTCTTCTACTAATTTTGTCGGTGTATCTCCTGACGGTTTATCCATTACTTTGCAAAGCAATGCTCAAACTATTAAACCTAATTTATGGTATCACGCTGCAGTAGTAAGGTCTGGTACATCAGAAGCTCTGTTTTTAAATGGTGTTAGGGTTGATACTAATACAGCATCTACGAATTATGGAGCATCTAGTGGTACTTCTTATATAGGAAGTTATAATGGAACTGGTGGTGATTATAACGGATACATAACAGATCTTAGATTAGTGAATGGTACTGCTGTTTATGATCCATCTCAAACTACAGTTACCATACCAACAGCTCCTTTAACTGCAATAACAAATACAAAATTACTTACATGTACAAATAAAAATGATATCTGGGATGCTGGTTCTGGTAATCGATTAACTAAAGCAGGTAATGTAACTGGTGGTGCTAATTCTGGTACACTTAAATTTGGTAAGACTGCAGTATATTTTGACGGTACTGGTGATTATTTAAATACAAATAGCAATGATTTACTAGCTTTGGGAACTGGAGATTTTACTGTAGAATGCTGGGTAAATAAGTCAGATACAAACCATAGAGGAATATTTCAAATTGGATCAGACGCGAGTGGTTTAGACACAAATTATACAGTGACATTAGGATTTGGCTGGGGGAATTCAACTGCATGGCAAATTTATGCAGGTGGCTCCGCCACTAATGGAAGTACTTTTTCGTTATCTACAGATACTTGGTATCATGCTGCTGTAGTTAGAAGCAGTGGTACTACAAAATTATATATTGACGGCACAGAAGAAATTTCTATATCAGACTCACAAAATTATGCAGGTACTTACATGGCTATTGGTGGTTACTATAGTACTACTTATTTACATAATGGTTATATTCAAGACCTAAGAGTCACAAAAGGTTTAGCCAGATACACCGCTAACTTTACACCACCAACTACAGAATTTGAGGCCTAGTTTAATTCAAAAAACATATAAATAGTCAAAAGAATTTTACATGTCGGAGACTATTTTATGGCACCACCTAATTCCAGAGATACGCTAATTGATTATTGTAAGCGTCGTCTTGGCGATCCAGTCTTGGAAATTAACGTTGATGAGGACCAAATTGAAGATCGTATTGATGAAGCAATTCAATATTGGCAAGAATATCATTCAGATGCTACTATAAAGACTTATCTTAAGCACGTAGTAACTTTTACTGATGTTACAAATGAATATATTCCTATTTCTTCAGATGTTCTTTATATATCTAAGCTTTTTCCAGTCGCAAGTACATTTTCTGGCTCACAAAATTTCTTTGATATTAAGTATCAAATGATGCTTAACGATATTGCTGATCTCCAAAATTTTGCTGGAGATTTGGCTTATTATGATCAAATGCAACAATATCTTTCAATGCTAGATATGAAATTAAATGGTACACCACAAACACACTGGTCTAGACATCAAGATAGACTGTATATTTTTGGCGATTTTGCTACAAAAGATATTATAGCAGGAGATTATTTGGTAGCAGAAGTTTATACTCTTATTGATCCCGATACTTATACATCGATCTATAACGATATGTGGCTTAAGGATTATTCTACGGCTCTCATTAAACAACAGTGGGGATCGAATCTTATGAAATTTGAAGGAGTAATGTTGCCGGGTGGAGTAACATTTAATGGCAGACAAATGTACGATGATGCTACTACAGAAATTGAATCACTTAGACAAAGAATTAGAGACGAGCACGAATTTCCAGCAGATTTTTTTGTAGGTTAACTTTATGGCTCGTAATTTATATTTCTCTGAAAAGGTTAGATCAGAAATGGATCTATACGAGAACCTCGTTATTGAGGCTCTTAAGATCTATGGACAGGATATCTATTACCTACCAAGAAGTTTAGTAAATGAAGATAAATTACTTGGAGACGACGTAGCATCTCTATTTCCTCATTCTCATAAAATTGAAATGTATATCGAGAATGTAGAAGGATTTGACGGTGAAGGTGATCTCTATACCCGTTTTGGCGTTGAAATTAGAGATGAAGTAACACTAGTGGTGTCTAAGCAAAGATTTGCTACACAAGTAAGAAGACCAGATAATGCAATTGAAGTTGAGAGGCCGGCCGAAGGTGACCTCATTTATATTCCTCTAACAAATAAAATGTTTCAAATTCAGCATGTTGAACATGAACAGCCATTTTATCAAATAGAAAATTTACCTGTCTATAAAATGCGTTGTACTCTGTTTGAATATAGTGGTGAAGATTTCGATACGGGAGTTCAAGGTATCGATGACATCGAAAGAAAATATGCATACCAGTATAAAGTGACTCTAAAAGCTCCTAGGAATGCAACTGGAACAGCGAGTATTACGTAATGGGTGTAGTAACTAGTTTAACAATTACAGATTCCGGAAATTACTATCAGTATAATCCGTCTGTGCATTTGTCATTTCCTAATATCGATAGTGATTATGCCGGAATTGATAGCCAAGATTTTAAATTTGGTTATAGCTCCTTAGTACATGATTCTTCTAATACTAGTACTATTGCTACTCTTACAGATAGCTATGGTGGTATAAATCAACAAATTGCTGAGATAGCATTTTGGATTAAACCGACATTCATTGAAGCTTCTACAATTCTGTGGTCAGATGATTTTAGAATTGTTATGGATAGTTACGGTTATGCGGGTATGGTATTCAATGTTGATTCAACTATCTATCAAGATGCACATGCAGTTGGAGTAACCCAAACTGTTTTTAATACGAGTCTTCCGCTTGATTCGGGTGCATGGAATTTTATTCATTTTGAATTATTAAAAAATACATTTAGAGCAAATGTTAATACACAAATAGGTCCAAGCACTAATGTAAATATTGAATTAAACCCACCTTATGATAGTGGTGACATTTTTAGAGTTGGTAAAGACTTAGCTAATATTTCTCCTATTGCTACTAAACCAGGAATTCAAATCCCAAGTAAAAGTTTTACTGGACAATTTGACCACTTTACATTTACAAAAAAATCTGCTCAACCTATCTTTGATAATATTTGGTCAACTCGAGTTCCTGTTGATAGCGATGATTACTATTATAACCAAGTTCCGGAAATTAAAGTTGGATTTGATTATAAAAGAGCCACTGCTCGAGCAACTATTGATAGCTCAATTGGAGAAGTAAATGGTTTATTTGTAATCGACGGAGGATTTGGTTATGATTCTGCACCTATTGTTACAATATCAAGCGGAAGATCTTTAAACTTTGATAGCTCATACGAAATTGGAGATAGTGTAACCCAGACTCTGTCTTCAGGTGTTATTATGAGAGGTGAGGTTCAGAGATATCAACTTGATTCTTCCAATGATTTAAATCGTTATCTATATCTTGCTCATGTGGGATCAGACGACGGTAAATTTACTACATTTACTGCAAGCAATCCTACAGTATTAAGTAGTCGACTTAGTAAAACAAATCCTTCCTATTCAATAGGTCTAGAAGTCATATCTGCTACTGAAATAAATACATTATCTGAAGGCGAACAGAATGAATTATTTACTGAACAATTTGTAGATGATTTCCTTGACTTTAGTGAAGATAACCCATTTGGTGATCCGGAGAATCAATAATGTTTGGTACCTATTTCTATCATGAAAAGATTCGCAAGTCGGTTGCTATATTTGGGCGGCTTTTCAATAACATATATGTAGTTCGTAAAGATGCTGCAGGCGGTGTTCTTAATCAATTAAAAGTTCCTTTGGCATACGCACCGAAACAGAAGTATTTAGAGCGACTAAGAGAAAATAGTGATTTAAATAACGACACAAAAATTGCAGTCAAACTGCCACGCATGTCATTTGAAATTACTCAAATTAGTTATGATCTTACTCGACAATTGACAAAGGTAAGTAATTTTAAAACTTTAGGGTCAACACCTCAGACTAGACAGAAGTTTTATTCGCCGGTACCGTATAATATTAATTTTCAGTTAAATATATACGCCAAAAGTCAGGATGATGCGTTACAAATTGTAGAACAAATTTTACCTACATTTAATCCACAGTATACCTTGACTATTAAACCATTTGCTGAAAAATATCCTGACTTTAAAGAAGATATTCCTGTTATTATTACAGGCGTATCCTTTACCGATGATTATGATGCACCTATGGAACAACGTAGAACAATCATATATACATTAGAATTCGAAATGAAATTAAGTTTCTTTGGTCCTATTGGTGAAGGTGAAGTTATTAGAAAATCTATTGCTGATGTGTATCTTATTAACCAAGATTCAGATAAATTATTAGAAACTATTACAATTAATCCTGATCCATTAAATGTAATTGGATTACCAGACAGTGATTACGGATTTGATACAGAAATCGACTTAGCATTTGATAGTGCTTAAAATTAATTAGGAGAATAAAATGGCACTCACACTTAGATCCACAAAAGGCTCAATGCTTACGCATACTGAAATGGATAATAATTTTACGTACCTTCAAGGATTGATTGGTGGTGTTTCAAATTTTGATTCCGGAAATGCATCACAATTGATTGATGCTGCATATATACAATCCAGACAAAGTTATGCATATGCTAGTTTAACCGGAGCGCCGAGCTTATCTACAGTTGCGACATCCGGATCATACACAGATCTAATTAACAGACCTGCTCTTGCTGCAGTATCTACCTCAGGATCATATAATGATCTAAGCAATACACCTACTCTCTTTAGTGGTGCATATGCAGACCTTACAGGTAAACCAGTCCTAGCAACTGTAGCAACTTCTGGATCATATAATGACTTATCTAATCAGCCTACACTTTTCAGTGGAGCATATGCAGACTTAACCGGCAAACCTACACTTGCAACTGTTGCTACTTCGGGATCGTATGATGATTTGACAGATACACCATCACTTTCTACCGTTGCAACAACAGGATTATATAGCAGTTTGGTCAATGCCCCAACTTTAGCAACTGTAGCTACTTCAGGCGCATATGCAGACTTAACCGGCACACCTACCTTATCGACTGTAGCAACCTCTGGAAACTATGTTGATCTTTCAAATAAACCTGATCTTGGTAGAACTCAGCTTACTGTATATACAGTTGACACACTTCCTTCTGGTGGTTCAGAAGGTGAACTTATCTATGTACAAGATGGTGATGCAGGATCTCCTTGTCTAGCAGTGTTAGATGGAAATGGAGATTATTTGGTTGTTTCAACTCTTGGATCTGCTGTTAGTACCGGTGGTGGTGGAGGTGGATTCTAAAATCCATTAGAAAAATATGAGTGATATTGAAAATAAAAACGTACAAACAGACTATGATTACTCACGCCAAACTTACTATGATCTCATAGAAAAAGGTAGAGAAAGTTTGGAAATGATGATTGAAGTTGCTCGAGAAAGTGAGCATCCAAGAGCATATGAAGTTCTTTCTGGAATGATTAAAAATATATCTGATGTGAATGACAAGTTAATGGATCTGAATAAAAAACAAAAAGATATTAATAAGAATGAAGAGCCAAAAGAAATTGGCAATCAGACTACAAATAATCTTTATCTAACAACAGCAGATCTACAAAAAATGATGAATAGTGAAGATGAAAAATTAATTGATGTCACTCCAACAGAATGATTCATATTTAGGAAACCCAAATGTAAAGAGAGACGGTGTTCTCCAGGTTTGGTCTCCCGAATTATTACAAGAATATAAGAGGTGTATGACTAACCCCATATACTTTGCCGAAAATTATGTCAAGGTAATTTCACTTGATAGAGGTTTAGTACCGTTTAAACTATATCCCTATCAAAAAAAGATGTTTGGACATTTCAATGACCATCGTTTCTCAATCGTTCTTGCTTGCCGCCAGTCTGGAAAATCAATCTCGGCGTGTGCGTACCTCCTCTGGTATGCGCTCTTCCATCCGGAAAAAACAATTGCGGTTCTTGCGAACAAGGGGGCAACTGCTCGGGAAATGCTATCTCGTATCACGCTCATGCTGGAAAATGTTCCTTTCTTTTTACAGCCAGGTTCGAAGGCACTTAATAAGGGTTCATTAGAGTTTAGTAACAATTCACGTATTATCGCTGCTGCTACTAGTGGCAGCTCTATTCGGGGCATGTCTGTCAACCTACTTTACCTAGATGAGTTTGCATTTGTAGAAAGAGCAAATGAATTTTATACCTCAACATATCCAGTTGTTTCAGCCGGTAAAAACACAAAGGTTATTATTACATCTACCGCTAACGGCATCGGCAACCAATTTCATAAAATTTGGGAAGGTGCAGTACAAAAAATTAATGAATTTATTTCATTTAGAGTCGATTGGTGGGATGTACCAGGAAGAGATGAGGAATGGAAAAAAGAAACTATATCAAACACAAGTCAGCTGCAGTTTGATCAAGAATTTGGCAACACCTTTTTTGGTACAGGTGATACACTTATTAATGCAGAAACTTTATTAGGATTTAGATCTGAACCATATATCAGAACGCTCGAAGGTGGTGATCTTCGAATATATAGTGAACCAGTAAAAGGTCATAATTATATTATGACCGTAGATGTAAGTAAGGGAAGAGGACAGGACTATTCTACTTTTAACTTAATCGATATTAGCATTCGCCCATTTGCACAGGTGGCTGTTTATCGGAACAACACTATCTCTCCAATACTCTTCCCTAATATTATATATAAGTATGCGAAAGTCTACAATGAAGCTTATGTAGTAATTGAATCAAATGACCAAGGAACTGTGGTTTGTAATGGTTTATATCACGATTTAGAATATGAAAATGTACATGTAGAATCTGCCATTAAAGCCAATGCTATCGGTATCGAAATTACTAGAAAAACAAAAAGACTTGGCTGTTCAGCAATTAAAGATATTATTGAAACCGGCAAATTAAAAATTGTCGATGATAATACTATTATGGAAATTTCTACCTTTGAAGCAAAGGGACAATCATACGAAGCATCTGACGGAAATCATGATGATTTAATGATGAATTTAGTTATGTTTGGATATTTTGCTTCAACACAATATTTTGGAGATATGACAGATATTAATCTAAAACAAATGCTGTTTGATCAACAAATGAAACAAATTGAAGATGATATGATTCCATTCGGTTTTATTGATGATGGTAATGATTATATTGAAGTATTAGAAAAAGGTGAGGATAATTGGCAAATTAAAGAATATGACCCGATGAGATCAACTACAGATGGAGTATTCGATAAAGTTGAAGATTGGTAATATTATAAATAATGATAAGTTGACTAATCGTATTATGGAACCATATAATTTTTAATAGGGAAGATAAAAAATGGCACTTTCAACACCGTCTGCATCCCCAGCGGTAGTCGTCAAAGAAATAGATCTGACTGGTGGCGTTCCAAACGTACAGTCAACTACAGGCGCAATCGTAGGGAACTTTCGTTGGGGTCCAGTAGAGCAAAGAGTATTAGTAGACACAGAGGCTTCTCTTGTCAATACTTTTGCAACTCCGGATACCACAACGACAATCGATTTTCATTCGGCATCTTATTTCCTTCGGTACTCTGGATCACTTCAAGTAGTACGGTCGGCTGATAGCGATGCCCGAAACGCTGTTTCAATTATTGGCCAGACTGCTGCAGATTCTGCTGGAAGTCTTGGTGGAATTACTGTAAATAACGAAACAGACTTTAACTCACAAATTTCAAGTCTTAACGCAGCAAGTCAAACATTTATTGCTAAATATCCTGGAGCACTAGGAAACGGAATTAAAGTTTCTGTCTGTCCTCCAAGCTCAGCAGCGTTTACTGCATGGGATTATGCACCATCATTTGATTTTGCTCCGTCCACATCAGACTTTGCTACCGCTATCGGTGCAACAAATGACGAAGTTCATATTGCTATTATCGATAGTGATGGTGAATTTTCTGGAACAAGAGGTACAGTACTAGAAACATATCCTTTTGTATCAGTAGCCAGTAATGCAAAGAATAATGACGGCACTACAAACTATGCAGTAGATGTCATTAATGCGCGTTCAGATTACATTAAAATGATTGATTTTGATGCTGTATATTCAGCAGCTAATGCCGGTACAGCTGCAGCAAATAGTACTGCCTATAACAGCGGTATTGTAACTGCAACTGATTATGCCTTTGCAAACGGAGTTAACTCCGGAACCTTTGGCACAGCAGAATATCTTAAAGGATATGATTTGTTTGAAGATAAGGATCAAGTAGAAATCGACTTCTTGATTTCTCCTTCAATGGCAAGTCAAGAAGCACAAGCAACAATCGTGAATGACTTAACTGCTACAGCACAATCACTTCGTAAGGATTGTGTGGTTACTGCAAGTCCAAATAGAAATGCTGTTGTAAATATTACAAATGCAAATACTATTGTAACTAATACAGTTACAACGGTAAATACGTTTACTAACTCATCATATTTGGTAGTTGATAACAACTTCCTTAAAATTTATGATAAGTATAACGATCAGTATATCCAAATTCCAGCTGCTTCTTCTACTGCAGGTATTATGGCAGCAACTGACCTTAATCGGGCTCCATGGTTCTCACCAGCAGGTTCACGTCGCGGTCAGTATCTTGGAATTACTGCAATTGCATATTCGCCGACTAAAATTCAAAGAGATACACTCTATAAAGCAGGAATTAACCCAGTTGCAAATATTCCTGGTCAAGGTGTTCTACTATTCGGCGATAAAACAAAGCTAAATAGACCTTCAGCTTTTGATAGAATTAACGTTCGTAGACTGTTCCTTATTCTAGAAAGAGCAATTGGTAAAGCAGCTGAGCAAGTAATGTTCGAGTTTAACGATGAGTTTACTCGTGCAGAATTTGTAAATATTGTTGAGCCAGTTCTCAGAGAAGTAAAAGGTCGCCGTGGTATTACAGACTTCCGTGTTATTGCAGACGCAACTAATAACACAGCGGAAGTTGTCGACCGCAACGAGTTCATTGCAAACATCTTCATCAAGCCAGCCCGTTCAATCAACTACGTAACACTTAACTTCGTAGCTGTAAGATCTGGTGTTGACTTCGAAGAAGTTGTTGGCACAGTTTAAGGAGGTAATGTAAAATGGCTGTTCTCGGTGTAGATGACTTTAAGTCAAAACTGAGAGGTGGCGGTGCTCGTCCTAACCTCTTTAAAGTAACAATTAACTATCCTGGCTTTGCAGATGGAGATGCAGAACTTACTTCGTTCTTGTGTGAAACTGCTTCATTGCCTGGATCAACATTCGGTATTATTCCTGTACCATTTAGAGGACGTGTTCTCAAAATTGCAGGTGATAGAACATTTGCCGAATGGTCCACAACTATTATCAACGATACTGATTTTGCTATCCGCGATGCAATTGAGCGTTGGATGAATGGCATTAATGCTCATTCTGCTAACACTGGTCTATCTGCTCCAATTTCATATGAAGCAGATCTTCTAGTACAACAATTGGATCGTAATGGAGATGTTTTGAAGACATACACCTTCCGTGGTGCATATCCTCAAGATCTATCAGAAATTGCAGTATCATATTCTGATACTGATAATATTGAAAGATTCACATGTGTCTGGGCTTATCAGTACTTTGAGACTAATACTACTAGCTAAATATATAATAGGAGCCAGTCTTTTGGCTGGCTCCTTTCTCTAGCTTAGGAATTTAAAATGGCAGATGATAAAGGTTTAACCCTATTTGGTTTTGAAATTAAGAAAGCCAAAAGGAAGGAAGAAGAAAAAGCTCCTTCTATTGTTCCGCCACGTGATGATGAAGGTGGTAGTTATGCCACTGCATCTGGCTCACATTATGGCCAGTATCTTAATCTTGGTGATGACGATTCGAAAGACAACTATCAACTCATAATGAAATATCGTGGTAATGCAATGCATCCAGAAGTTGATGCAGCAATCGAAGATATTGTAAATGAGGCAATTACTGGATCACAGCTAGAACAGACTCTTGATATTAATCTAGAAGATGTTCAGGCTCCAGATAGAATCAAAAAAGTAATTAAAGAAGAATTTGATGAAATCTATGGCATGCTCAATTTTAAAGAGTTGGGTCATGATATCTTTAGACGTTGGTATGTCGATGGTCGTATGTATCACCATCTTGTACTTAATGAAGCAAATCCAAAAGAAGGTATTGTTGAAATTAGACCTATTGATGCTGCAAAAATGCGCAAGGTCAAAAAGGTAAAGAAGAAAAAAGATTCAGCAACAAATGCTGAAATCATTGAAAGTACAGAAGAGTTTTTTGTATTTCAAGAAAAACCGGGTCAATCCACTAACGGCGTCAAGATGACAACTGACTCAGTAAGTTATGTTACATCTGGACTACTTTCAGAAGACCGTAAAAAGATTATTTCATTCTTACATAAAGCACTCAAGCCAATTAATCAGTTGCGTATGATGGAAGATGCATTGGTTATCTATAGATTGGCACGTGCGCCAGAACGTCGAATGTTCTATATTGATGTAGGCAACTTGCCTCGCGGTAAAGCCGAACAATATATGAAAGACATTATGGCCAAGTATCGTAATAAACTTGTCTATGATGCTAAGACCGGTGAAATTAGAGACGATCGCAAGCATATGTCTATGCTTGAAGATTTTTGGTTGCCTCGGCGCGAAGGTGGTAGAGGCACAGAAATTCAAACTCTGCCTGGTGGTGAAAATCTAGGACAAATTGAAGATGTTATCTTTTTCCAAAAGAAAGTATATCGCTCTTTAAATGTTCCTATTGCACGTTTAGAACAAGAAAATCAATTTAGTCTTGGTAGATCTACTGAGGTCAATAGAGATGAACTAAAATTCCAAAAGTTTATCGATAGACTTCGTATGAGATTTGCACATCTTTTCTATGGAATTTTGAAAAAGCAGCTGATATTAAAAGGCATTTGTACAGAAGAGGATTGGGAAGATTGGAAGAATGATATTACTGTTGACTTTGTAAAAGACAATCATTTTACAGAGTTGCGTGATATTGAAATTCTTCGTGAAAGAATCCAAACTTTGGATCAAGTACAAAACTATGTCGGTGAATACTATTCAAAAGAATGGGTACAAAAGAATGTTCTCATGCTTTCTGACGAAGATATTGAAAAAATGAAAAAAGAAATAGATGGTGAAGAAGCTGAAGCACCTAATGAAGAAGAACCGCCAGTTCCGGAAGAAACTCCACAAGAACCGGCAGGCAGTCAAAAACATAGTATTGATATTAATGTAAAAGGAAATAACTAATGAGTGAAGAAGTTGAAGTAATGGATCAGGAACTGCCATCTCCGGAGATTCAGAATATGGTCCAACATGCAATGGACCAAGAATACACCAAGGCTAATGACATTTTTAAAGATGTCATGACAATTAAATTAAATGATTTGCTTGACCAGGAAGAAGTGAGAATAGCAGATCAAATGTTTAATGGAGTCGAAGATGAAGATTTTGAAGATGACGACGAACAACTCGAACTTGACCTTGAAGCAGAGAGCGAGTCTGAATCGGAAGAATCGGATGATGAAGAAGAATACGAAGAGTCGGATAATGAAGAAGAGTTAGAAAATTAAATTTTCTTTTAAGTATAAAATAATAAAATTATAAATAATAGTACGATTATGAAACAGTTTTCTCAATTGCGTGAACTCACAGGAAGAAAACCAGAAGGCCAATTAATGGTCAATAAAAAACTGGGTAGGATTCAAGTGATGGTCTATAAAGAAAGAAACGGTTATGTTGCCTATATAGATGGTGACAGACTGGATTCTTATAGAACAAAAAATGAAGCTGAAAAAGCTGCAAATGAATTTGTAAAGGTATTAAAAAAATGAAGCTGATTGCTGAATATACTGAAGACCAGTTGGAAGTTGTCACTGAGGCAACTAAAGACGGCGGCAAGAAGTATGCCATTGAAGGTGTATTCATGTCAGCCGAACAAAAGAATCGTAACGGTAGAATATATCCTCGTCCTGTAATGGAAGCCGCTGTAGGCAAATATGTCAATGAGCAGGTTTCAAAGGGAAGAGCAGTAGGTGAATTAAATCATCCTGAAGGTCCTACCGTTAATCTCGACAAAGTTTCCCACAAAATCGAATCACTGACCTGGTCAGGTAATGATGTTGTGGGCAAAGCGACTATTTTGGAAACTCCTATGGGACAAATTGTAAAAGGTTTGCTTGACGGAGGTGTCAAACTAGGCGTATCAACTCGTGGTATGGGAAGCCTCGAATCTCGTGGTGGCGTAATGATGGTAAAAGGAGATTTTCTCCTTAATGCTGTCGATATCGTTCAAGATCCATCTGCACCTAGCGCATTTGTTAATGGAGTTATGGAAGGTGTTGAATGGGTATGGAACAACGGCATTATCGAGCCACAGGCAATTGAAAAGATAGAGACTGAAATTAAGAAAGCTCCGCGTGCTGACCTCTATGAGACTCAAGTTCGTGAGTTTAAGAATTTCCTCTCGTTGCTCAAAACTAAATAAAAGGAGTCAATTATGACTGAAGATCAAATCATTGAAGATCAGGAAGTTGAACTCCATGACGATGACAACGAAGTCGTGGAAGGAACTCACGATCCTAAAAATGCTGAAGCACAATCAGTAGCTGCTACCGATAAAGCCGGTGAAGCTACTAAGAAAGCTCCAGCACGTAAAGGTGACAACACAAAGCAAGATCCAATGCCAAAAACTAAAGCTGGTATGATGAGTGCTGCTGTTGGTGCAATGCAAGGCATGTCAAAGGAAAAACTTTCTGGTGTTCTGGCTACTCTTACAGCCGGTACTCATGCAGATGCTTTTGACGGCGAAGAAATTGCAGAAACCGCAATTGATCTCGATTATAAAGCAGATTTTTCAGAAGACCTAAACGCATTGGTCGCTGAAGAAGCTACTTTGTCTGAAGAGTTCAAGGAGAAAGCCGAAGTAATTTTTGAAGCAGCTATTAAATCTAAGCTTGCTGAAGAAATTGATCGTCTTGAAGAAAAATACAACGAAGAATTGGCCGAAGAAGTTGCTACTACTAAAGCTGATCTCGTTGAAAAAGTCGATAGCTATCTTAACTACGTAGTTGAGAATTGGATGGAAGAAAATAAACTTGCTGTCCAGTCTGGCCTAAGAACTGAAATTGCCGAGAAGTTTATGAACAGCTTGAAAGATCTGTTTGTAGAGTCATACATCGAAGTTCCAGAGTCAAAGGTTGACCTAGTTGACGAACTAGCAGAAAATGTTGAAGAGCTAGAAAATGCTCTTAATGAAACAACTGCTAAACACATCTCAATGGCAGAAGAGCTTGAGCAGTATAAGCGTGATGCGGTTATCCGTGAGCACTCAGCTGGTCTAGCAGAAACTCAAATTGAGAAACTCAAAGATTTGGTAGAAGATTTTGATTTTGATACAGAAGAAGCTTTCTCTGCGAAAGTAGCGACTGTTAAAGAATCTTATTTTACCAAAAAAGTAACTGAGTCCGCTGCCATCGAAGAAGATGAAAGTGGTGATGACATCGTAGAAACTTCTCCGATGATGGCTCAGTATCTCTCAGCAATCCAAAAAACAAACAAATAATTGGAGTCCAAAATGCAAGTATCTTACGATAGATTGATCGAAAAATGGGCACCGGTACTGAACGAAGAGTCAGCGGGCACAATTAAAGATCATCACAGAAAAGCAGTTACTGCTGCTATCCTCGAAAACCAGGAAAAAGCTTTCCTTGAAGAAGCTGGTCAAGCTAGCTCTCTTAACGAAGCTGCTCCTACAAACAACACTGGTAACGTAGCTAACTGGAACCCAGTATTGATTGCTCTCGTACGTCGTGCAATGCCTAACTTGATGGCATATGACATGTGCGGTGTTCAGCCAATGTCTGGTCCAACAGGTCTGATCTTCGCAATGAAGTCAACCTACGAAACAACCCGCGCCGGTGCAACTGCTGGTGACGAAGCTCTCGCGATTAACGAGCCAGTCTCTGGCTTCTCTGGCGATTCAGCTGCTACTCAGGCTCAGGATCCATCAGGTCTTTCAGGTCTGACAAATGCAAACTCACCAAACACCATTGATTCAGACCGTAATGGCCCTGACTTTGGTGGAGCAATGCCTTTGTCATCTGCTGAAGCACTTGGTTCAACTGGAGCTTCAGACTTTGCTGAAATGGGTTTCACCATTGAGAAAGCTACAGTCACTGCCAAGAGCCGTGCGCTGAAAGCAGAATACTCATTGGAACTGGCTCAGGATCTTAAAGCTATTCATGGCTTGGATGCTGAAACAGAACTGGCTAACATTCTCTCAACAGAGATCATGGCTGAAATCAACCGTGAAGTTATCCGTACTGTTAACTCACAAGCTAAGACTGGCGCACTGACTTCTAACACAGCTGTTAATGGTATCTTCGATCTGTCATCAGACGCAGACGGCCGTTGGT